TTCAACGATAAAACTGGAGAGTTCACCAAAACAAAGCAGTACGTTTTGACATTGCAGCATTCCTTAGTCTCGGTGTCAAAGTGGGAATCAAAGTGGCAAACCCCATTTTTGACGAAAGAAGAAAAGTCAGTAGAAGAGACTGTTGATTATATTCGTTGCATGACGATAACACAAAATGTTGATCCGATTGCTTATAATTTTATTACCAATGATATTATAAAAGAAGTTAACGACTATATCGAGTCTCCTATGACTGCGACTACCTTCTCAAAAGATCGTAATCACATCATTAACAGAGAAATTATCACATCCGAGATTATTTATTATTGGATGGTTGCTTTAACTATACCATTTGAATGCGAAAAATGGCATCTTAATAGATTGCTAACTCTTATTAATGTTTGCAATATTAAGAATCAACCAAAGAAAAAAATCGGGAGAGCAGAACTTTTAGCGCGTCAAAGAAATCTTAATGCTGCCCGAAGAAGCAAGCTAAACTCGACAGGATAACTATGATCACCATTCGTCACATAGGAGATTTTAGAAATACCGAACGATTTTTAACTAACGCCAAAAGAATGAAACTAACCGGAATCCTTTCGAGTTATGGGCAAAGAGGTGTTTCTGCTTTGTCTTTAGCCACTCCAGTTGACACTGGAAAGACCGCCTCCTCTTGGAGGTTTAGTATCTTACTAGGAGTTGGTTATTATCGAGTATCCTGGTTTAACGATCATATAGAATACGGCGCTAGTCCGGCTATATTAATTCAGTACGGTCATGGAACAAAAGGGGGAGGGTATGTTCGAGGAACCGACTATATCAATCCAGCTATTAGGCCTATCTTAGATGGACTTGCGGAAGAATTATGGAAGGAGGTATGTAGCCTATGAGTACTACAATAGATAATCGTGCTGTCCAATTGGGATTTGAAAATCGGCAGTTCGAGAGCGGCGTAAAAGCTAGTCTTGACTCCCTATCCGCATTAAAGAAGGGCCTAGATCTTACCGGATCAGCTAGAAGTTTGGACAATCTCGCTGCCGCGGGAAGACGCTTTTCTATAGGTGGAATAGCCGACGGTGTTAGAGGAATCAGTGAGAGGTTCACCACACTAGGTGTCATTGGGATGACAGTGATACAAACTCTAACTACTGCGGCTATCGATCTTGGAAGGAAAATGTGGACCTCGATAACAGGTCCTGCAACGATAGGCTTTGGCGAGTACGAAACCCAAATGAATGCCATTCAAACAATATTGGCAAACACGGCATCTAAGGGTACTACGTTAGATCAAGTCAATGATGCTTTGAACTTGATGAATCAATATGCAGATAAAACTATTTATAGTTTCCCAGAAATGGCTAAAAACATGGGAACCTTTACTGCTGCAGGTATAGATTTGCAGACAGCAGCAGAAGCCATTAAGGGTATTGCTAACTTAGCAGCTGTTTCGGGTTCGAATTCTCAGCAAGCAGCTACTGCTATGTATCAATTATCTCAAGCACTATCGTCTGGTACTGTGAAATTGATGGACTGGAACTCTGTTGTGAATGCTGGTATGGGCGGTCAGGTTTTCCAGGATGCACTTAAGGAAACTGCTCGCGTACATGGTATAGCTATCGACGATATTATTAAAAAAGAGGGAAGTTTTAGAGAAAGTTTATCGTCCGGCTGGTTGTCTAGTGCTATTCTAACCGAAACCCTATCTAAATTCACAGGTGATCTAACAAAAGAGCAGATTATATCAATGGGTTATACAACTCAGCAAGCTGACGAGATACTAAAGCTTGGTGTAACCGCTAACGATGCTGCTACAAAGGTAAAAACCCTATCTCAGTTAAGAGAAACTCTTGCTGAGGCAACCCAATCGGGATGGGCAGAGACCTGGGGGATTGTTGTTGGTGATTTTGGAGAGGCCAAGATCCTATTTACAGAGATATCAGACATCCTTGGTGGTAATATTGCTAAATCTGCCACTGCTAGAAATGCTATGTTACAGCAGTGGAAGGATTGGGGTGGTAGAATAATGCTTATAGATGCCATTAGAAACGCTTTTGAAGCTTGGCAACTAGCATTAGCTCCAATAAAGGATGCTTTGAATGAGATTTTTCCTCCAAAGAAGAATGGTGGAGGAATGGCCCTTACTCTTTGGATTATGACTAAGGCTCTTTTGGACTTTACAAAAAGCCTCAAAATGGGAGGAGAAACTGCAGATCGCGTAAAGAGAATTTTCATGGGTATCTTTTCTGTCGTGAAAATCTTTGGAATGTCGATCTCTTGGCTCCTTTCGGTTTTCAAAAGCTTATTTAAAGGAATGGGAGAGGGAGCTAACGATAAAAGTGTTCTTGAATTCTTTGCCAGGATTGGTGATTTCCTTGTTCTCATTGGAGAAGCAGTAAAAGCTGGAGATCTATTCGGTACTGTTTCTGATATGATTTCTAATACGATTGCAAAATTAGGAATAGGGATTACCAACTTCTTTTCAATGTTTGGAATCGATCTTGGTCTATTAGGAAATTCGATTTCGAGCACGGTTACGAAAGTAAAAACGGAGATTACAAAGTTTACTTCTAAATTTGGAGTTGACTTTGGATCTTTAGGAAAGTCGGCAAAGACTTTTAAAGAAACTGTTAAGAAGGCATTCAGCTTTGATATGCCTGGATTGGAAGGACTTAAAGAGTTCTTTGATAAAATTCAAAGTCGCTTTGCTCCTCTGGGCTTTTTAGTAAAGATTTTGGCTTTGATCGTTCTTGGTTTTGTAAAATTGGTTCAACTTGCAGCACCTCTCGTTGGTAAAGTAATCCCTGTCATTAAGGATGTTTTTGGCCATCTATTCCAAGCAATTAGTGACGCATTTACCAATCTCGATTTCAGTAAACCATTTGATATTATTAATGCCGGTCTATTAGGCGGACTATTAGTAACATTTAGGAAGTTCGTTGGGTCTGGATCTGGCATGATGGATAAGGTTGGTGGAATGTTTGGTGGAGTCACACAAGTTTTGGACCAGGTTAGAGGATGTCTTGAGAGTTATCAAAAGAATATTCAGGCAAAGACTTTAATGACGATTGCTACAGCAATAGCTGTTTTGGTTGCCTCCATAGTAGTTCTTACTCTAATCGACTCTAAAAAGCTCACAGTTGCTCTTCTGGCTATTACTTCTTTGTTTGCTGACCTGGCTATATCTATGAAGGTGATGAGTCAAGGAACTAGCTTGGCAGGAGGAATTGGGTTAGCTGCTCCAATGCTTGCCATGGGCGTAGCACTACTTCTTTTGGCCGGCGCTCTTGCGATTTTATCAAGTATGGATCCGGATGAACTTAAGAATGGTTTACTTGCTGTATCTGCTTTAACCGTTGCTATGGGCGTATTTGTTAAGATAATAAGCTCAGTCAAGAGCAATTTTATAGGTGGGGCAGCAGGCATTCTTCTGTTTGGCTTTGCTATGGACGTTATGGCTGGTGCTATTAAGAAATTAGGCACTATGGATGAGAGCGTTTTGAAAAAGGGGCTGGCTAGTTTGGGTGCCTTATTTGCTGAGGTAGCAGCGTTCTCTCTCCTTACAAAAGATAGTAAAACGGTAATTTCTTCTGCAATAGCAATAGGTATTTTGGCTGTCTCCATGCTTATATTTGGCAAGGCTATAGAATCTATTGGGAGTCTCGACGCCGAAGTTCTAGCAAAGGGTTTGGGCACCATAACTGCAACAATGGTGGTGCTAGCAGGATTTATTAAGCTAACTAAAGATGGCAAAGGTGTAATTTCAACAGCCATAGGAATGACCATTCTTGCTGCGGCAATGCTTATATTTGGTTATGCATTAAAGAATATGGGCGAGATGTCCTGGGAAGAACTTGGCAAGGGATTAGCAGGACTTGCTGGATCTTTACTTATTGTAGCTGCCGCTATGAGATTAATGCCTAAGAATATGGCTCTTCAAGCCTTTAGCCTCGTTCTTATTAGTGGTGCGATAGTCCTTCTAAGCAAGGCTTTGGGATCTATGGGCACTATGAGTATTGGTAAGATTGCTAAAAGTTTAGGCGTTCTTGCTGCTTCTTTATTAATAATAAAGTTAGCTATGATGGGAATGGAAACAGCCTTACCTGGTGCTGCTGCCGTATTAGTGGTCGCATTAGGCTTAGCTGTTCTTGCTCCGGTACTTAAATCTCTTGGAGAGATGTCTCTTAATGATATAGCAACGGCCTTACTGGCTCTTGGGGCTACTTTCTTGGTCTTAGGTGTTGCTGGCTTGATATTAGCACCACTTACTCCTGTTTTATTCGCTCTTGGTGTAGCTTTGGGGTTAATAGGAGTGGGAATAGCTGGCTTTGGTCTTGGTGTAATGTCTTTTGCTGCTGGCATGGGAATGCTTGCTGTGACGGGTGCTGCTGGGGCTACAGCTTTGACTGCGGTTCTAACATCTCTTTTGTCCATGTTAGGACCTATGGCTACCGCATTGGCTGGCGCATTAGTGCAATTTGTTACAGCTATTGCTGCGGCTTCTCCCCAAATTTGTGCAGCCTTTACTACATTAGTTCTTGCTCTCCTGCAGGCAGTAATAGATATAGCTCCGAAGTTAGCCGAAGCGGTAAGTGCTTTATTGGACGCTATATTTAAAGTCATAATTGATTGCATTCCAAGAGCAGTGGACGTGGTTTTTAATCTTGTGCTCGCTATATTGCTTTTCTTGAAGTCGATCGTTCCCGTAATTGTTCAAGCGGGTTTCGATATGCTGCTATCTTTCTTAGCAGGAATTGCCGATAATTTGCCAAAGGTTGTCGAGGGAGTAGGAAAAATCATTACAAGTTTCCTCGACGCCATAGGAAAAGAAGTTCCAAAGATTGTCGATGCGGGTTATAAGATGTTGATAAGTCTTATCACTGGTATAACGAAGGCTATCAACGAGAACCAAGGTCCTTTGAACGACGCCATTCAAGGTCTTGCTGAGGCGATCATAACAGGTCTAACTGATGGTATCTTGGGAAGTGTTCAAGACGTCATTAATGCCGTTGTGAACTTAGGTAGTGGTATTATTGACGCTTTGAAAACCCTATTGGGAATTGCTTCCCCGTCAAAAGTAACACATAAAATGGGTAAGCAGTTAGACCAAGGTCTCACCAACGGTATAGAAGGTGGTGAGAAAGGAGTACTTAGTGCTGTCCAAAGCATGGGAGATGCTGCTTTAAGTGGTTTTGCATCCGCGATGTCCAGCATAAATGATGCTATGAATATGAGTATGGATTCATATCCTAGTATCACTCCGATTATGGATTTGACGGACGTACTCGCTGGTAGTAAGATGATTGACTCAATGTTCGGCGAGACAAACCTATCAATGTTCGGCAGTCTTAGTAGACTTTCTAATGTTGCTGGAAACATGATGGGAGCCAACCCTGAAGGGACTATTGGTGGAACAACTACCTCTGTGACCTTCAATCAAAACAATTACTCTCCAAAGTCTTTATCTGCTTCGGAAATTTATAGGCAGACAAGAAACCAGTTATTAATGGAGAAAGGGATAGTTGGTGCAACGTGATAAATTATGTAACTGTTTACAATGATCTTGGAGAGTATATAACGATGGATTTGAGGAGGCCAG